ACCAATTTGTTCCAGATTTATACCTTGTCGCCATCCTGTTCGTATCCGTGATTCGCTGAAAAATGATGGGGCTGGTTTTCGCCGAAGATACGACTTCGAGGAGTCCATAAGAAAAACCGCTTGGGAGGTTTGAATACGAATTACTTCCTGAAAGCAAATAAGACCCCAATTCAGTTACGCTATTCAAATCAGTATTATTCGGAAGTGTACCGTGTAAAGCTGCTGCAGAGTTGCTATTTAGTGAATCAAGCGCAGCCTTTACTGACTGCGCGGATCCAGCTACGGTTGATCCTGCATAGTTCTCGATAATGGCCTTAGCCAGCTTGTTGTAATCGATCTTTGTTACGGTCGTGCCGTTATCGAGTACAAGGTAATCGCTGGATGATGGATTTCCACTTTTGTTTGAAAGATTCGATATTCTCATAGCTGCCTCCTATTCCGAGAGTTTGTTCTCTGCGATGTAGTTTCTGATGCCGGTTATTTTGCTCTTCAAGGCTGAATCAACAACAAAGAATGAGCCTTTGTTGTTGGCAGAAATCATGTCGCCTGTTTCGGCATCGATCTCGTCATAAGTGTAAGTCACTCTGTCTCCACCGTTTACGTTAAGGACTGCAAATGATGCAAGCTGTTTGATTGTGTTAGCCATAAAGAAGTTCCTCCTGTTCGTTGATGTAATCATTGAGTAAATCTGTATCCTTTGTGTAGCCGTATTCCTCTAAAGCTCTTCCACGCTGTTCAAGCCTTATCATGTCGTAATCTTTCTGCTTTGCCTTAAGCTCCCATGCGACCTTGAGGTTTGGAGTGCCCTTGATGACGAAATATCTCGGATGCTTCTCGGCTATCCAACAATCGCCCTTGCCTTCCTTTTGCAAGAAAACTTGGTACTCTTGTCTTAACTCGATTGTCTCTGAAAAGATATCGTCTATATCTACGTAGCAGATGCCGTCTGAGTCGAGCTGTGCCTCGCCGATGTCGCCAAAGAGAGGTGTCGGTGTTTCGTAGCAATAAAGAAGACGATCATTGTAATCAGGCGTATTTACAGATCTGCTTTTAGTCCCAGCAACCGTAAGATTATGAACCCTTACGTCCTGCTCTATTTGGATCGGCTCTACTGATGTTAACGTCGGATCATACATATAAAACATTTGGTTGTCTGGGTAACTGTACGGTGTCCTTAGCTCAAGCATCGGAAATCCCGATGTCGAAGGCTGCAGATCAAAGTAGAAAAGGTTGTCAATGTCATCAATATCGGTCGAATCCTTCTGATAATTGAATTTAAGCCTTACCCCATCAATACTGATGCTCGCAGCATAAGATTTTCCTGCTGCATACGTGGCTCGCCTAGCACTTACAATTAAAGAGCGCCTTACTGCAAACTTACTGTAGTCACTTGCGTTTGTTAACCCGTTCGCATCGAGTTCAAACGGACCTATGCTTCCACTTGCTGTGACAAGACGACCGGTGGCTAAATCCCAACTGTTCTTGCCTGACTTATCCTGTAGGATTCCAGCTGTGATATTTTCAGCATTTATATTTTTGATCGTTGCCTTCGACGCATCTATCGTTCCTGTTGTAATATGCCCGCCGTTTATGACGGTAGTTCCAGATGCAGATGCAAGATCTTCTGTAAGCTCGTCGACGGCATCTGAAGCAGCTCCTTTTGCATCATATGCGTTGTTCAGGCTGTTCTTGCTAAGCCTGCCGGAAGTGAATATGGCTGCGCCTTCTATGTCTACCTTACTTGCCTGTATTTTCACGCTTTCCGGCGACTGTCGTATTTTAGTTATGACTTCATCGTCTCCGACCTTTTTTGATACAGTCGAGGATATTTCACCCGCTGTTATTTTCAGGTTTGCAAGATCCTTTACGACAGTATTATTCTTTCCATACTGTCTCAGCTGCTCGTCTGATGCTATCAGAGCGATCTTGTCTGCAGTCTGATCGATATCAGTCTGCTGCTTGCGGTAAAGGATGATGTAATCTACTATCCTCTCGATCTCAGCAGTATCAGTATATTCTTCTCCCGTATCGATATCTGTTGCAACAAGCCTGAACATGATAAAGCTGTTAGTCTTGTCGAAAAGGCTGCTTGATGGCAGGATCACAAGCGACGTGGACGTGATGGTGATGTCAAGGTCGTTGCTCGCCGGTATATCCACCCAGCCGCCATTGTCCTTCGTATACTGCCATTTGCTATATGCAAGATTGCCGGCATACATTGCCGAGATCCGGATGGAAGTCGGCGTATATGTGCCGGTGTCTGTCTCAGGATCGTAATCGTAACTGATGAACTGGTGATTCGATACCGTCAGCTTCACCAGCGTTCCGTTGCTGTAACGGACTATATTCTGTGGTGATGAGTATCTCATTTTAGCCTGCCTCCAGTACGTTGTTGTTGTGGTCTGTCAGACCATTGTTGTTATGATCGGTCAAATTGAAAAAGTCCACTTCATCAACAAGTGCAAAGCGGAACTGAGCTCTGTCCAGGCAGAGCGTCCTGTTAATGTTGATCGTCTGTATTTTGCCTTTTCTGAAATAGCACTCATCAGCATTATCAACACTCAGGAACCAAGCATATGTATACTTGGTTCCGTTCGGATCATCGTCGTCTACAGTCGGGAGTCCGATCCGGGCTGTCAACTGAACAGTGTCCGTCTTTTCCTTCGGGATGTACGTGGACTTGTTGACATCGATGTACAGATTGAATACATCATCTGCGTCCTTACCATCCGCTCCGTCATTACCGGTAACGCATACAGGATCACCGTTATACGTCGTCCCGTCTGCCTTCGTATAAGTATCGCGAGTCCAGATATAGAATCCTGTCGTCCTTTCCGGCACTGTTCTTTGCCATGATCCGCCAACTGGCGATGCTGCTGATGTTGAGAGATAATACATCGTTTCGACATTCGTGACGGAATCTCCCTTGACAGCAAATGTGTCCTGGAACTCAGTCTTGAGCCCATCTGCTGCGGCTGCTATCTTGCCCGTTACTGTCTCTGATGAGTCGTAGGACTTCATAGCTTCGACGACCTTGTTGTCAGCATATGTTTTGGCATTGCTCTCAACACGTGCAAGGTCAGCCTGTGTGACCTCACCCTCTTCGCCCGGATCCAGTGATATAGAAATCTCTCCGGTCTCAAGGTTCCAGTAATTCTTACCTTGCTGGTCCGTAATGATGCCCGAACGGATGATGTTAGCATTCAGATTGCCAGTGGTCATCATCGTAGCATTGATCTTGCCGTCTGCAGTCAGTGCGACATCAGAAAACGGTCCTTCGTATCCCGTGCTGCTATGGCCGAGACCGCCGAGGTTCCATCGCCATACATTGACAGCTGTCGCCTTGTCGTCTGTGTCCATGATCAGGATTTCTTCAGGCTGTCCGTCAGCATTCATATTGAACACAACATGCCCGCCAAGACCGCCCGTTATCATGGCAGTTGCAGCTGCTATCGCCTGCTCCATCATGGAGGTCGATGGCACCTGCTTAAGGATGGCACTCTCGACATTCGCTCTGACCACTTCTGCAAAGGAGGACCTGGCTTTGCCAAGCTCCATCTTGGAGAAGCGTTCCCGCAGAACATCATATTCAACATCTACGACCTGCATCTTCACCGCGTTGATCCCCATCGCAGGATAGTGGACAGTGACCTTGTCGCAGAGAGATACCCTCTGCAGGGGAGCAACTGACGCGTATTCTTCCGTCTGCCATAGCTGAACGAAATCCACCTGTATGTTCTCATCCGGAATCCAGGCTTCGCCATCTTCCTGCATGGATGTCGCCTTTGTTCTAAGCTGTTCAACTGTAGGCTTCTCCTGCCAACGATCAGAGAGATCGAGCGGCACCGGTTGGATCTCATAATATGATGCTTCTAGCTCATTGCCGTTGTGATCTGTCAGAGCCTCGTTATTGTGATCTGTCAGGACTTCCGTAAACAACTCCACTCCCGAGGATATGATCACTCCTTCCGGAAGCGTCACAAGCTCTTCAGATTCCTGACTGTACCAGTACGGGACCACTGCGTTATAGACTCCAGAGGAGTCTGTTTCCTGTCTGATATCGCTGAGATTCTTTCCGTATCGGATCTCTACACCTGACTCTTTGCCTCTGTGCAGATGCAGCTTGATGGTCCATTTGTCCCACTCATATTCACCAGTCCCGTATACGTCTAGAATGGAGCCCTGCACGCCTCCGAGTATCTCCTTGATGCTTATAGGCGCGTCAACTGACCATTTTCCCGTAGTAGTCTTGTCCGTCCAAAAGGTGAACGGATTATCGTTATATGTGTTGTTCTTCAGATACACCATAGCCTGCGCTATGGATGAAGCTGATCCGGGCTTCAGTATGATCTTCGAAGCCTTGTATGAGATGTGATGCGCATAGAATGTGACTATGCCCCTCATAGGCGCTGTCTTGCCATATATCTCAAACGGCTGAAGATCCTTTTTGTCGTCATGAATGCACCCGATGATCCTTCCATTAGTGAGCTCGCTGTAGAGCCTACCGGTTAGAGGATAGTCGAACTCGCATTCAAACACTCCATTCCTGACCTCATGAACGATGCATCTTGTACATTCGCTGATGCGTCCCAGTCCGTTCGTATTGAATTCCGTTTCGCTTCTTTCGAATAGGATTGGAATCATAAGCGCCACCACCTTGGAGTTATCTCAACTTTGGTAATACCCGAGCCGAGCGTTATGTTATTCGTACCTGGCTCGAGTACCGGAAAGTCATTCCTGCTCAGTTCTATATAGCTGTTGCAGGATACTGTTCCCTTGTATGCATCCTGTATGTCACAGTCCAGGTCTGTATAAACATTGGCTGTATTTATCTTGACTGAATGTGAACCTATGCCCAATGTACCTGTCCCATACACGCGTATAAGTGGTCTCGATGCGAAAAGCGTCGGATTCGTTATAGATCCCGACGCAGTCAGAGTAGTTTTGGTCTCTCCTGATCTGAGGTACCTCTGCGGATGGCAGTCGAATTCAAGTGTGAACTCTCCCTCGCGCAGAGCCTCGGTCGGCGTCACTTCAAACTCACCCGCATATCTTGCAAGGCGAAACTCATCTTCGTTATAGCTATCATAAAGTCTGCAGAATCCCTTCTTTGACAGGAGCATGTTGCGGAGCCGCCTAATATTCTCATGGAACTCGCGAACGATGAACGCCGGATATGTCAGGGTGAAATCTTCGAAGCTGTTATCGTCGAGATGCAGATTGCCGCTTCTTCCGGGGATCTGTATCTGCTCACCTCTACGGGCAGGAGCATCGAATACTGCCTGTCCGCTTATGTATGCTCCATAATTGCGGCTGTCCTCTCCATCGAATATAAAGTAGTTTCTCATGCGAATGCCGCCTTTCTCTGATTCTCTTCGCGGAGGAATATCTTCTGGACCTCTCTGGCTATCTCTTTTGGATCCTGTCCCTGCTGAGCATAGATGTTGAATGTATAGTTGCCTGCGTTCGCCTGCGCGACTGCATTTGTGATGTCTCGCATCAGGCCAGACTTGCCCGCAACTATTTCAGAGCCCGGGCCATCTCCGAAGCCCTTCCATCCTGCAGCTGTAGGGATTACTGTCGGTCTTTTAAATTCAATTGCCCTTCCGTATGCTTTCCTGTACCAATCAACACTGATTGATGGAACCTTAAGCGGATCCAGGCTGAATTTCCCGGATATCGAAAAGTGTGGAAGTTTCAATTTCGGCAAGCTCCACTTGAAGTCCAGCTTGTCTTTCATTGCATCCACCATCTCTTTTACCGTATCCCTGGCTGATGTGATCTTGTCGCTTATAGCCTTTTTGATACCATCAAACTTCTTTGAAGCAGTTGACTTCATTGACTCAAACTTGGAATCTGCAACAGTTTTCATTGCCTCAAATTTATTTGAGACCGATGTCTTCATCGACTCAGCTTTGTTTGAAGCGGAAGTCTTCATCGCCTCAAATTTGTTAGAGACCGATGTCTTCATCGACTCGATCTTGTTGGCCGCTGCCGTCTTCATTGACTCAGCTTTGTTTGAAGCGGAAGTCTTCATCGCCTCAAATTTATTAGAGACCGATGTCTTCATCGACTCAAACTTGGAAGCTGCAGCAGTTTTCATTGCTTCATACTTCTGGGACACTCCATTCTTAAGTGCTTCTGCTTTAGTAGTGACCGCAGTTTTTGCCTGCTCGAACTTTGTGGACATGGTGGTCTTAGCATTCTCCCATGTCTCCGAGGTCTTCGTCTTGAACTCATCCCATTTTTTAGACACATGCTCTTTCAGCTTCGTTGCACCTTCTTTGATCTTGTCCCAGTTCTTATAGATGGCTATGCCTGCGACTATGGCTGCACCTATGCCGAGGACAACAGGATTGAACGACAATCCAGCGATTGCGGTCTTTGCAATTCCGAAACCTTTGGCTACGATGCCTCCGAATGAAGCAATCTTCGGAGCGAATGTCATTAGCTGTCCTATTCCTATCAGGAGTTTCCCGCCCACCAAAAGTACAGGACCCACAGCTGCAACTATAAGTGCTATCTTTGCAATCATCTGCTGCTGGCTCTCATCAAGGCTGTTGAACCAGTCCACGGCCTTCTGGATGCCGTCTGCGACCACGGATATAGTAGGTGCGAGAGCCTCTCCCAACGATGTCGCTGCTACATCAACAGATGACTTGAGTTTTTCAATGGATCCGCCGAAGCCCTCCATCATGTCCCCTGCCATTCTGGAGGCCGTTTTCTCTTCGTCTAAGGCCGAAGACAGGGAGGCTACATCTTTCGGCGCTGTATTGATCAGAGCAAGCCAGTTTGACATCTGGTTCTTTCCAAAAATCGCAGATGCTGCAGCAATCTGTTCCGATTCGGACAGGCCTGCAAAAGCATCGTGAAGCTCTTTCTGAACTGTGACGGAGTCCTTCATGGATCCGTCCGCGTTTGTCACTTCAATACCCAGATTTTCCATCCAGCCTGCAGCATCCTTCGAAGGCGATACAAGTCTCGCCATACCTGTCTTAAGGGCATTTGCGGCAGTACTGGCATCTATTCCGGCATTAGCCATTACGCCCATGTACAAGGATGCGTCCTTGACGGAGTAACCTGCTGCACTGAATATAGGTGCCGCTACACTCATGGCTTCAGACAGTCCGTTGACATCAAGAGCCGAGTTGTTGCACGCATTGGCGAAAACATCTGCGTATGTGCTGGCGTTGCCGAATGAATCTCCGAAGCCGTTGATCGTACCTACAAGTCCGGCAGATACGACTTCGAGGCTTCCGCCTTCACCTGCTGCAAGGTTCATCGCTGGTGCCAGTGCGCTTGCGGCTTCTTCTGCGCTAAGGCCTGCGCGGGCAAAATTCAGTGTAGCAGTCGCAGCATCATTCATTCCGAATGTCGAGTTAGCTGCAGCCTCTTTCATGGCTGAATCTATCAGTTTTGACTGTTCAGCTGTGTTGCCCATCGTAGAATTGACGAGCTGCATCGTCTTATCGACTTCAGCGAACTTCTTGACGCCTACTGCACCAGCTGCTGCCAGTGGAACTGTGACACGAGTCGTCAGTGTTTGCCCAACATCGGCCATCTTGGTGCCCGCAGATTTCATCTTTTCGCCTACTGCAGCTACCTGTTGCGACGAGACTGACCCGAAGTTTCTGTATTCTTTTTCCAGACGCTTAAGGTCGTTCTCCGTCTCTATGATCTCGCGCTGAATGGTATCCCATTCATCAGAGCCCTCTGCAACGCCCTTCTGGGCATCTCTCAGCTGCTTGAGCTTGTCATTGGTATTTGTGATCTGCTGCTGGAGCTGTTTCTGCTTCTGCGCGAGCAGATCTGAATTGCCCGGATCAAGTTTCAGGAGTTTGTTGGTATCCTTTAAAGCGGTCTGCGTTTTTCTTACTTGTGCGTCCACATCCCTCAGGGCTGTGGTTAGTTTGGTGGCATCACCTTCGAGTTCTATGGTTATTCCTTTTATTCTTCCGACTCCCATAGGCTCCTCCTAAAATCTGTCGAAATCCTCCTGTGTCGGCAGCTCGTTATACTCTGCCGAATCATTGCCGGATTCGATCAATATGTCCATGACCTGACCATATGTAAGAAAATCCAGGTCAGACAGTTTAAGTCCAACCTGGATCGTTCTTAATGTAAACAGAGGGACATTCCATTCCCTGTCTACTGGTCTGCTTCTTTTTTTGGCGTTGATGTAGTACTTCTTGTGCCGTTATACACATCCATGATCTGCGGAAGCGCTTCGATGTAATCAGAGCGGCTGAACTGGTCGAGCCACTCAAGATATGCCGCTTCATTGAGTTTCAGCATTTCCTTGCGGTTGCTGTGCTCGGCAAACTTTGCCATGATGAAACCCATCCCCATCATGAGCTCTGTAGCCTTCCAGTCGGCCCACTCTTCCGAGGACTGGATCTTGATTGGATCCTCTCCGAAACAATTTCTGTAGTACAGATCACAGGATGCCATAGACATCATGCGTACTTCTTTGTCGCCAATTCTTACAGTTGCCAGCATATCATTTGTCTCCTTTCATGCATCTGTCGACTAAGAGCTTGCACCCGGTGTATATACGGCCGTGAACCAGCTCTCGTATGTCGTTGCGTCAGTATCGTCCTTCGTTCTGCCCTTGCAGACATCCTTGTCGATGCTTGCAAAATGTACAGGTGCCGCAGCAAGGGACAGAGTGTCTGTCTTAGGCTCGATAGTCTCACCCTTGGTCTCGCCTTCAACATTGGATCTTGTTGCTGTGCAGTTGTAGAATACGTGCCTTGTTGCCTTGACATCGCCTTCAAACTGGAACAGCAGGGCAAAGTGCACTGTAGGTGCATTTACGTCCTCGACCAGGACCTTCTTGTTGTCTTCGATAGCACCGAGTACGTCAGTTTCGAATGAATCAGGAACACGAGCGACCTCAAGGTCTCCCTCATATCCGTTATTCGATGCAGATACAAAGTAATCGATGTTGTCTGCTCTGAACACGCTGCGCTCTCCCTGCGGTTCCATCGAAAGGTTGACCGCACCAGGGATACGCACAGGCGTGTCATATGTTACAGTGTTGTCTGCAGCTATAGTAGCTACAGCGTAATAGACATTACTGAGTCCATATTTGATTTTACCCATTTAATAGTTCCTCCTATCAATGCTTCTGGATGAATCTTACGATTCCATCCTCGAATGCCTTTACCAGTTCTGCTTCGACAGGTGCTATATGTGTCCGTCCTGAATAGTGTCCCTTTTCCCCGACTTTGTGACTGTATTCAAGCAAGTGCGGAAGTCCCGGCTTACGGGAATGGATCACAACATCGGTATACAGCCTCTTTTTATAAGCTGTCACTTTCCAGCTGCTTCCGTATCTTACGCCTTTTGCCTTCCGGCGTTTTCGTACTACTCCTTTTGAAGCTGTATTCAGAGCGGCTGCGCCTTTCTTCGCCGTAAGTTCTGCCACTGAAGCTACTCCGAGGTCAACCTCCATCTGGAACTCTTCGAGGATCTTGTTGATCTCCGAAGCAAGATTGTCGACAGATACCTTCTTTCCCATATCACACCTTATGTATTTCGTACTCGATATAGTATTCGCCGGTGTCATCATCTCTGTAGTCCTGACTCTTGCTATATCTGAAGTCGTTGCTGATCAGAGCAGTTTCGATAGCAGCCTCAGCCTCTTCATCCTTCTCCAGGAATGCATATTCAGCTGTGTAGGTGTTGCCAAGATTGACAAAAACATCGTCTGCTGCGAAGTTGTCCTGTCCGCTTCCCCTCCATGTGATATACGGAGCTTCGCGGTCACTTCTCACTTCGTAGTATGCTGTATAGATGCCGGATGCTTCTAATGCTGCCTGGATAGGTGCCTTAGCCATTGCTTACCTCCTGTCTGCCTCTGTTACCATCGCGTTCACGCATCTCTGCAGTAATCTCGATTTCCGTGCCTCCGGCGCCCGTGTATGTCCTTATAACATCGTAGGTCTTTCCGTCATAACGGATGATCTTTTCATCGCTGTAATCGTAATAATCAGCGAGAGCAAAGACTATAGTCGGCCTGATGCCGGCCATAGCCGCGCTGTAGAATTCCTGCCTGGATACGCTTCTGACTTCAGCAAAGACTTCTTTCCATACTTTCTTTTCAACTTCCTGACCGTAAGCATTCTGCGTATAATTTATTCTTCCGAGTTCGATGATTGCGTCGTACATTTGTAATCCTCACTCTTGCGCAGTTGGTCTGCCTGGATGTTCCACGAGCGCTCATACTGATCATGAACTTTCCCGGTGGACATCTCCATCAGGCAATAGGTGACGATGGCCTGTGTGATCAGGTCATCGTCCTCCTGTACCTTCGTTTCAGACACTCCTGCACGTATCAGCTCCGCTTTTGCTGCGGATATTAGCCTCGTGATCTCAGCATCGAGCTTGTCGTGCTTTATTCTCTTGGCTGTCTTTACTGTGTCGAGTAGTGCCATTTATCAGACCTCCTGCTGTCTAAGGAACTCCGCGATGATGTCCGCCTTTTTGGACTCGGTGATGGTATAGCCGAGTTCGGAAGCGAGCGCCTTGATCTGCGCTATAGTCATCGCTGTCAGTTCCTCCTCCGTGTATGCCTTTGCTGCCGGAGCAGCTGTCGGTGCTGCGGGTGTATGGGCAGTCGAGTTCAGCGTCCCTACTGCCCCGTTGTAAAAGTTACCTTTACGAATGCCTTGTCATTCTCAAGGCCTGCGTCGAATGTCTCCACGCCCGTGTAGATCATGTTCGCAGTTTTTGCCTCGCGTGTAGGGAATACTTCGAGAGGACCAAACTTATTGGCCTTCAGCGAGCCCTTAACGCCGAAGTATGCTACGTTGTCAGCAAGGTTGGAGTCTTTCTTTACCGAAGCTCCGTAGATTCTGCCCTGAACAACAGGATCGACCATTCCGCTAGGGATCATGATCTTCTTGTTATCAGCATCTACGATTCCGGCAAGGCCGTTCCAGATAGTCTTACTGTTAGCATAGACGACTACCTCTCCGTTCTCATCGAGGAGAGACATGATGTTGCGGATCACTGCATCTGTGTACGCCTGTGAAGTCAGGACGTTGGATGCATTGATCTTGACCTGGGCGTTGACGGACTCACCTGTTGCAGGAGCTGTACCGTCAAGTCTTGCTCTTGCTACGCCCTCTTCAGCAACTGCGATCCTCTTGGAGATGTCAGCTACCAGCCAGTCTTCGAAAGCATCTACAGACTGGAACTGCATTCTGCGTGTCATGATAGCGTGTTTCTTGATATCAACACCTGTCATGGTAGCGAGTACCATTGTATCCTGCTCGTCATTGTTAGCAGATCCCTCGCCAACTACTGCAGCATCGCCCTGGGCGATAGCTGTTCTGATAGGGAAGCTGAACACTCCCTCGATGTTTGTCATCACAGCGTCTTCGATCATCGGTGCGTCTGCGTGTACTCTGTCAACGATCTTGTTGAGCATCTGAGTAGGTACTACAGCGCTTGTGTTCGATGTCATGAAGGTAAATGCTGCTCTCTCCTCTTTGGTCATCTCTCCGAGGAAGTGATTGCCGTCTCTGTCGACAGCGAGGTTCTTCAGAAATGCGCTTCTGTACTCCGGTGAAGAAGCATTGTATGTTCTCTCTTCTGGCATTTTAGTTTTCCTTTCTTCGATATCTTCGGTTTTGACTTCACCCTTCTCGATGCCGCGGGCTTCGTCTGCTCTCTTTACTGCGGCTTCCAGTTCACCCTTGCGGGCTTTGAGCTCTTTGAGCTCCTCTGTTCTGAGGTCGATATCCTTAGGGTCTGTCAGCGATCTGACTTCTTTATCGATCTCAGCCATTCTCGCGATGATTTCATCCAGGCTCATGCCCTGGATCTTATCGATCATTTCCTGTGGCATTACTATCCCCTTTCTTTCTCGTATTCGTAACGTGCCAGAGCCAGGCTTACCGCCTTTCTGCTTTCCGCTTCATGTTCTGACCTTTCCGCGTCGAACAATCTTCTCGCACTGATTTCCGTGGCATCATATGCCGGTATATCAACTGCAGACACATCAAAAAGCCTGTCGATCTTAGTGATCTTCCTATGGCAGCGCAGCACATACGGATCATGCTCCTCTTCATAGGTGATCTCCCTTGCTTTGATGGTGAATGCAAATGACATCTTGTCTATGTTCCCGCGCTTGATATCGCGGTACAGCTGTCTGTGGCCTTCGTCATCATCCCACAGCTCTGTCTCCATCTCGAGGCCCTTCGCCTTGTTCACATTCAGCTTAAGGCTGTTGTTCCTTGTCCTTGCGTAGACGCGCCCTCCGTGGTTGTAGTTGAATATGACGTCAGACATGTCTGCTTCATCGAAGGCATCCTTGTCGACCTCTTCATACACTTCGTAGTCATCCCAGCGCAGGAGCAGTGTCTCCTGATTGAAGACGCATGGCACTCCGCGTATGATCAGCTTCTCCGGCTCACCTTCCGCAGCCTCTCTGACCTCTATGTCTGTTATCTGAAAGTCTCTGAACTGAACGTCCTTGTTCTCTATCAGTCTCTGGATGTTATCCGTCTCTTTACTCATCCTTGTCATCCTCCTTGGTGTCGTCTTTTACTTCGTTGACCGGAGCTGTATCCAGTCTCCTTATAGGCTTATCTCCGCCCTCGATTGGGTGAAGATTAAGTGCCGCTCTCCACTCGTTAGGCGTCAGAGCTCCTCTGTCGACCATGTTCTGCAGGCTCAGTTTTTCCTGTGTGGACATAAACTGAATAGTATTCGCCTCGAATATGATCCTGTTGCCGTGGCTGATCTCGCGCTCGGTGAACACCTTGCCGGTCATCTCAAGAGACAGATCTATAAGAAACGGCTCGATCTGAGACTCGTAAAACGCCTGCATCTGTTCAGGCTTCTGTGTTGACATGATGATGTCATCGTTTACACCGAAGTATCTGAAACAGTTTTCTCTGAATTCCTTCATCTGTGCCCAGTTAGTTATAGTCGGCTTCATATCAAGCGCCTGGAACTCCATCGTCGCATCAAGCGCAGCCACGCCTCCTTCATTGCTAACGGTCATGTAGTCTTTTACAAAGTTGTCCTTCATCGCCGTAAGATCCTCAGGAGCCAGCATCGACTGCTTGGACTTGATGATTCCGCGAAGGTTGGCTGTCGACTTGATAGCGTTCGATATACCCTGATTCGAGGTCTCTATCAGCTCCAGAGTGCTCAGGATCGGACTGTTGTCATCTCCTGCGATGTCTGAACTGTTGTAATCCTTGCGAAGCACTATCAAGTCTGCCCACGGCACTATCAGCTCCTTGCCTGATGCCATAGTGAACTGTATGTACAACTCGCCCGTAGCTGCAGACTCGAGAGCCTTAAAGCTCTGATACGGAATCGGATAGAAGCCTGTCGGCTTTGTGCCGGTCTTCGGGTCTTCGCGGTATATCATGATAAAGACCGTATTCGTCAGCTCATACATGGTTCTGATCTTGGACAGGAACTCCATGCCGTTCATGAACGGATTAGGTCTGTACCTCAGGATCCGCTCTATCTTATGGTCCTTGCAGACCGGATTCGCCTTTGATGTGTGTGCTGCCAACGGTCTGATGCACATCCTGACCACATCGGCTTTATACATGTCGGTGCCAAATGGCACGAAAATGCTTCTGTAGCGTCCGAATTCGCGCCACTCGGCAAGAGAGCGCTTTATCGACTTAAACCTGTTCAGCAGGCTTTTGAATAGATTCACTGCTCTTTCTCCTCTTCTCTCTCATCTTCACAGCCCGGATGTAATCCTCTTCATGGTTCTTCATGCAGGTGAATGCATTCAGGAGTGATACTGTTCCGTCTATTCTCCTGTTCTGCTGCATCTTCACCGGCATCTGAGACTCAATGCCCTCTGCATTCAGGCTCTTGACGCCTGTGTTCATCAGACACCACAGCAGCATCGGATTGTTTTGATATACGATCTTATGAGCCTCAAATTCGGCTTTTAATGACTTGAACGGATACGTCCATGTCTTTGCTCCTTGAGCTATCTTTTCCATCACGTAGCCGCCTGTATTGACCATGTCCTCAACCCAGTAGCCAGCCAGTGCTCTGTCGTATCCTATCCACAGCGGTCTGATGCCGAGTTCGTTCTTCATGCGCTCAAACCACATCGTCACGTCGTTGTAATTGACCTGCGTGCCTTCACAGATCGTCAGCCAGCCCTTCTCAGCCCAGAGCCTGTACGGAGCTTCTGTCACATCCTGCTTCTCGACATCCCTGATGCGTGATTCCGGCAGGAAGTACTGCTGGAGCACCACCCACGGCCCTTCTGACTCTGTCTTCAGGAGCAGAGTTGCGCATGTAAGGTCGTAAGTGCTCGATAGGTCACAGCCGCCGATAGCGTAGCTGTTGCGGATATCATCGAGTGATATCACAGTGCTGTTCATGGCAGCATCCGCTTCGAGCCATGCACTGTTCTGGTTCTCAGTGAGGTTGAAGTCCTTGACCATTACTGTCGGCCTGTAAGCAGGATCCTGTTTCGCCTTCTCGACGAAAGCTTCCAGCGTCTTGAACTGCTTAATGGTTCCGAGTCCAGGGTTCGCCATGATCCAGTACTTAGGATCAAGCCAGTGCTCCTTCTTCATGAGCTTGTAGTACAGGAACAGGAAATGCTCGTCTCTAACAAGGCCTTTAAGCATGTCCTCGCCGTACTTGACCTGTGCGTCGTATATCCCGTCCCGGACGAAGTTGTTTGTCGATATACAAAAAAGCAGCGGCTGTCTCCGGCTGGAGGTCGACTGCTTCATGTCATCGTATATTCGTCTGTTGGTTATGGCTCCGAGTTCATCAATGAAGATGCCGTGTGAGTTGTATGAGTCCAGCTTCTTGACATCGGATGCAAGAGGCTTGATGATTCCCTCGTTTATCGGGAAATATATGTCTGTGGCACGTTTCTTCAGATGCTTCCGGAGGAACGGGCTGTGCTTACGCATTCGCTCCGCTTCATCGAAGCCCTTCTTTGCCTGATCCATCTTCGTGGCAATGAAATATATCTCCGGGGCACCTTCCTGATCATTGCAGAGCAGGTCGAGTGCTGCAGCTGAAGCCTCTGTAGTCTTGCCATTTTTTCTGCCTCTGAAATCATTTATCTCTGTGTATTGTCTTATATCATCGTCATCAACAAATCCGTACACAGCCTCAAATTTCGCCCTTTGGAAAAGCTCCAGCTTAAGAGGTTCTCCCATGACTCCCTGAGACTGTTTGCAGAATGTCTCGATGAATTCTATGTGTGAGTTTGCGATGTCAAGATCGAGGTGATACTTCTTCGGATTGATGGCATTCTCTGCGAGTATCGAGTACATCGCCTTGATATAGTCATTGGCGAGGATCTTGCCGTCCTGTACAGCCTCTGCATACTCCAGCAGGTAAGACATCACTTTTTGCCTTTCGATATGAACTGCAGGAACTCATCAGCAGCTTCCCTGCTGTCTGTGCCTCTTATATTGGCAAGTGCAGATATCGTCTTCACATACTCTGCCGAGAACTTCGTGTAGACCTCGACAGCGGATGACTTCTTCCGCCCGAACTGGTTCTCACCGTTCTTGTATTCCTCGATCACGCCGTCGCGCTTGATGATCTCCGTCGTCTCGTCGAGGACCACTTTTTGTGTCGCAGCCTGGTCGATTAGGCCACTCGCAAGATCGTTATTTTCGCCAAAAAACTCACATAAACGCTTCTTTTCACGCTTAATCAGGCGTGTTCTTTTTTTCTGGTCATATATTTGTACAAATCTGTTTTCATCGGCCATATACCACACCCCTTATGTGCACGACTCGTCAGAAGAAAGC